CTGGCATTCCAACCACCTCATATTTATTCGTGCGGCGACCGTGCATGACACGAACAAACTTGATAGCATCCTGAAGAGTAGCAAACTTAGAAGTTTCAGGTGTAAGATAACCGTTCAACGCGTTAGTCTTACCGAGATGCTTGATGTCGTAACAAACTTTGAAGCGATACATATCAACCCTCCACCTTTTCTACAACTTTAGTCTTCTCAGCGCCATGCAATGGCTTCATCTGAACTGGACTAGTATATATGGGTTTGTCTTGAGCTAGACCGAGCATCATGCGATTTTTTTCATAGTCCTTGAGACGAGAAAGCTCAACATCTTGTTTAGCCTTGTAGTAGGCGATGACAGCTACTATGATGAAGACCCACGAGATAGCGAGCCAAGTAGCAGTAAAGATGTTATCAAGAATGATGGTTAGCTCAGTGCGAAGGCCAAGCGTACTAGACAACGCGGCGATGGTGATGAGTGTAAGCTTAATAAAATTCTTACTAAAGGCTAGGTTAAAGGCGCTCATGTTTGTCTCCTTGATCAACTTATAGATATATTATATCACAATCGAGCGAGTTGTACACCTTTATTTTAGATATCAAACGGCGCAGAAGCCTTTAGAAAGAGTTCTGCGCCGAGAGTTTCCAGTTCTAAGAATATTAGAACTTGTAGTTCACACCGAAGGTGACACGATCTTCTGCTGAAGCGTTCGTACGATCCTTCTTCTGAAGGGCGTCGATACGACGATAGCGTCCGTCGAGTTCAAGATTCTTGGCGAACTCGTACTTGAGACCACCACCGATGTTGTAAACGGAATGATCCGCTACGGTAGAAGCTGCATTCCAACGATAACCAACACCGCCGAGACCATAAACGGTCGCGCCGACACCAGGAATCTTGTACTGCGGTACAGCGTTTACAGCGACAGTATTCTGCCAGTTGTATTCGTTACGAACTTTCGTCTGTGGACGAGAAAGATCATATGTACCTTCTACTGCGAGGAACGGAAGGACGTTCCAACCAGCAACAGCACCACCAGAATAGACGCGCGTGTCTGAAGCGTTACCACCGACGTTCACACCTGCGTAGTATCCGCCAGCGGCGAAAGCAGGAAGTGGCGCAGCAGCAGCCGCTTTGCTTGGAAGGTCAGCGGCGGAAGCCACGACCGTCGACGCAAGAATAGCGAGCGCCGATACGATAGTCTTTTGCATAAGTTTACTCCTTAGTTGTTGACGATACTCAATTCAAATAGTGAATGGCGAGTGCAGTAATCCCTGCGGTTATTGCCATCCAGTTACACATAATAAAAACCCATAGTAACTCACTATATTTCATAATAAAAAGCTCTAATTTCTTTGGAGGTCTTATATTTATATCTTATGATTCGTAAGACATGTAAGCCCAGACTATCTTCTGGAGAGACTTACCGAGAGTCTCGAAGTGCTTATGATCTAAGATACCTACACAAATATCTTTGTAGTCTTCTTCTGTCAAGAACCTTTTAACGATCTTAAGGTAGTCACTCTTAGTGTAAGGTCGTTTTACTTGTTCGCCACAGATAGTAAGTTGATCAGCTTCTATGGGAAAGCTAATGATTTGTGCAGACATATCCTCTCTCCATTGAAAGATAATTATACCACAATGGAGAGAGGAAGTAAACTATTAAAATGCTACTCTCAAGCCTAAAGTTCCATAAGTGTTGTTATACTTCTCACTAAAGCTTTTATCGTAACCGACAGTCGCATTAATGAATACGTTCTTGGTTACTTCTTGGTTAATAGAAGCTTTGTTAGTCACAACGTTCTTATACTCAGTGTTTGTATACATGCGAGTCTCAAAAGAAGCTTTCTGAAACTCATATCTAGCACCGAAGTAAGGTGATACTTTAGTCGTTCCACCGTTTTCAGGTAGAGTAGAAAGTAAAGGTGAACCAAACTCAGTAGCATTCAGAGTGCTATAGTTTATGATAGCTCCACCGACCGCTCTGATGCCATAGAGTGTGCCGGCCGAGTAAGCACCGAGATCTGCGTAGTAGTTGTTCTGACGAACTTTAGAACTATTTGACATCGCAAACTCTGGAATGCTAGTCGTAGTTCTTTGATCCGTCGAGCTATATCCGACTACCGCTTTCAACCAAGCTAACGATTGCTTAGTTAGCAAGTACATATTACCCGAGTAAGACTCTGAGTCAGACTGTGAACCCGGTTGGTTGCCAGCTTTTCCATAGATCATATTACCGGCGATACCAAACGAGTTGTTATCGACAGTCTTCTGCCAACCAAACGATCCACCGTGCATACGATAGTTACCAACTGATGAGATGTAACTAGCGTAAGGTGTCGCCCATGTTCCATCATTCTGTGACAGAGGATCGATCAAGAATAGATTCATATTCTTAGCTTTGATGGAGTCTGCAGTTGCAGAAGCTGAGATAGTTTTTGAATCAGTCGTTGATTGGCCAACGGTGATGACGTCACCTGAAGTTGTCGTTGTTACAGGTGTACCATTAGTAGTCGTAGTTGAGTTATCACTATACGTATTAACTGTAGTCGGTGTAGTTACATTAGTCACTGTGTAAGGTGTAACTGTAACGGGTGTAGTTGTTCTTGACACAGTCAAGCTCTTACCACTCTTTGTGCTTGCATCAACTACTTGGTTAGTAACTGTAGCGTTACCATAAGCGGTCGTTGAAGTTACCGTGCTCTGACCAGGTGCAGAACTTACGAGTGTAACTGGAGGTGGAGCTTGCTGCTGTTGTTGTTGCTGAGCGGCACCGTTAGAAGCAGCAGCACCGTTACCGGCCGCACTAATTGTTCCACCGACTGTACCGGCGACAACACCCCTAATGATATCATCAAGTGCTTGTACGTTTTGTTGTTGTGCAGTCGTACCACCGACTACGAAACGTGATTGATCTAACCAGTTAGTGTCAGCTACGGTAATGATGGTACCAGTAACACCTTGACCAAGTGCACCGGCACGACCGATCCAAGACATACCAGACACTGCACCTGAACCGTCAGAGATGAGTGGGATACCTTGGCTGTTTACGATAGCAGCAACCGCCGCGTAGTTAACGGTGATACCATTGGTCATGTAAGTAGTGTTCAGATTGGTCTCAACGTTATTTGCCCAGCCTGGACCAATCTGCGTTGAACCACCACCTAATGCTGTAACGAGAGCAGCAACAGAATTGTTACGTGCCATACAGCATCCTGGGTTCTCAGTCACGAAATAAGCAAAACCACCGTTTGTAATAAATGATTGGTATTTTGTCTGCTCACCGGAAGTTAGAGCAGCTGAATATCTTAGATCCCACACCTGTTGGTATGAACCAGTTCCCATCGGAATTGTGGATACATCTGATGTTACAGTGACTGTGTGACCGGCGGCCTCAAGACGACCTTTAACATTTTGTGTAACATTACTATAACCAGCATCAATGATAAGAGCTTGGTCAGCTAATACAGGTGATACAAATGCAATCAGCGCAACGAGCGCTGCTAATATCTTTCTCATGATTGTCTCCGTTATGATTTGATAATCTTTTAATCATCAGACTCATAACTAAACTATCATGATCTATTTATTACCCGAAACCAAACGGGCACTTACTTTTCCGTTCCTGATTCCTGTTCCATACTCTCTCTAAGCCTCTAACACCGTCATATGAGATACCACCCCAGAGACCTATCTTTTTCATCTCATCTTCAGATACTAGATGATTCTTAATCTCAAGCTTTATATCATCGATGAGTGGAACTATATGAACGAGTGGTGTACCCAACTTAAGTGTGAACTCATACGGTTCTTTATACTTAGGAAGCATCATGTTGATGTGAGTACCGGTGATATGTCTGTACTGAACGACACCTGGCATCATCTTGATGGGCAACTCGTTAGACCACTCGGTACCCATGAACATGAAATGGGCGCCAGACTTCTCTCTTATATGCCAAGGACTCAAATGTTTCAAGTGATGATAGTCGTTGAAGCCACCGAGAAACTCTATTCTTTTATGTGCTGTTGGCTTCTCGCCGGTGCTTACATGATACTCATAATTTTCTGGATAAACTTTGACGAATAAATCACACCAGTTCTCAATGACTGCACCACGCTTATAGAGCTCAAGAAACCCGTAACACTTCTTCATGTTACTATCAAAAGCCCACACATCGTTTTGCTTAGTCAACGGTCCTACTTCAGGTAGATCTTTCCACCACTGTGGAAACGTTTTTGAAGCTCGAACGATTGGCGTATACTCATACGCCGGCTTCATCATAGTGAAGCAGTCAAGAGTTATCTTTGTCTTACGATGAAAGAATGTAAACATAATCTATCCTAATGGAGCGGGGTGCCGGTAACGCTCCGGTCCTCTCTAGCTTGGAAGGCTAGTGCACATCTATCTATACCAACCCCGCTTATATTAAGCAACATTCTCAATCTTAGAATCCCAAGGATTCATTGAGATCGCTTTTCTGATTCCATTGTATGGCTTTACTGCGTGATGAATGTTACCGCTGAACATTACTAGACGATTGGTCACGGGTGTACAAGTGATATCATTAGTAACAAACTCACCACCGTCGAGATCATCTACTTCAGCGTAGTAAACGATAGCGCAGGGTGGAAAGATAAAGAAGCCTGTCTCTTTAGACTTGACTTCATCGTGATCGTAGTGCCAACCTACGGCGCGTGTGTTACACCACATCTCATAACCGATAGTCTTGCTAAGATCAAAGTGTTGTGATGCGATATCTAAGATCTTTTCATGAACTGGACTGTCACCATATTCATACCACTTCTGTGGGCGAGGCGGTCCATACTCAAAATCACGAATAGCGATGCGTGTCTCTTCATCGAATACGTTATCTAAAATAATGAATTTGTTCATGACCACCTCACAAATAATCTTTTAGAAGTTCGACAACGTCTGGCATAGTTTCTTTCCAGTCAGTGCCACGTAGTTTGTCGAGCTTATCCATTCTATCTATAAAAAGATTTATCACCTTTTTACATTGCTCTTCTGGGACGTTCATATTATTTTTCAGGTAACCTACCACAACTGACTTATGTACTGTCGCTAGATCAGACTCATTATATCGATCAATGATCTTCTTCTTAACATCAGATGGCAGATATTTAATATCATACAAACGTGGCCAATGAACGAGATGATACGTAAAGTTCTTGTAGCCTAAAGATTCGAAATGTTTAGACATTCTAAATGGTGCGTATATATCAAATATACCTATGCATGAAGAGAGTAAGATACTTAAGTTGCTATATGCTTTAATCTTTTCCATGTTAGCTTGGAGTTTATTCCAACTACTTGGGAATCTGATTAGTTCATATCTCTTCTCTGTGTCATCTATACTTATGCCAAACTTTACTGACTTAAAGTTACTTAACTTATTCATAACGCGATCATTGATCGCCATAAGATTAGTATCGTATGAGATATTAATATCTTTAGCATGATCGCCAGCTATCAACCTATCTAACATCTCTTCATGAGAAGGTTGAAGAAATGGTTCACCACCAGTGATGTACAATTTACGAAGTCGTGATTTAATCAGATCAAACTGATCCCACCACTGAGGAGTATCATGCCACTTAGGCATGTCAGATACTAATTTATTTCCCTCAGCTCTAATCGTATACTTCGCCGGTCCCATCATAAACTGATTGGAACCAGATAAAGCTATGTGGTCTGAATACCACATGTTGCTATATTGTGGATTACATTGGATACACTTAGAATTACAAAGATTGCTAAATCTTATATCCAAATGAATAGGAAGATTATCGATACTACCATCTTTATCTATAACATTAGGTGCATCTTCAATATTGATTACGCCTTCATATTCATTTAACTTAGCGAAGCTCTGCCCTATACGATGTGATAAGTTTCTAGGTTGTACACCATCGTAATTAGCACCAGACTTCATGAAGCGTACATGAGATTCTTCTTTATCCCAACACACTCTACATGATAGATGCTTTTCATTTTTAGATTGTGCAAGACGAATTGATTTATGAAGATGACTGTTCATAGCATCTTTGATAGAATGTGTCATGATGTTCATGACTACACCATTATCATCTAAACCAATTCCATGATCTGTAGCAGAATCTTTTGTAGTTCTTTCGTTACCGGTAAAAGCACATACTTTAAAGTCACCCGATGGTGTGATTAAGATAGTCGACCACGGTAACGTACAAAACGTTGCTTTAGAGAACATAAAAAAATCCTTGAGTGGCACCGGTGGTAGGAGTCGAACCCACGCTCTCGGTTTTGGAGACCGATGTGCTTCCGTAACACTTCACCGATTCCTAGTATTTATGGCGGGGAGTATAGGATTCGAACCTATGATACCTTTCGGTATGTCTCGTTAGCAGTGAGGTGCCTTCAGCCACTCGGCCAACTCCCCTAATGATTGGTGGGAAGAGATGGATTCGAACCAACTCATCTATAAGAAGAGGATTTACAGTCCCCCGCGACTCTCCAACTTCGCCGTCTTCCCATATTGGTACCATCTGCTGGTTACGATCCAGCTCTCCGAGACTCACAAACTCGGGTGCTCCCATTACACCAAGATGGCATGGTGCCCACGGTCAGACTCGAACTGACACTCGGAAGATTTTAAGTCTTCTGCCTCTGCCGATTGGGCTACGTGGGCGTTAGTGTTTGGTGCCCCTGGTCAGATTCGAACTGACAACCTACGGTTTCTAAGACCGGCACCTCTACCAGTTGGGCTACAGGGGCGTATTGGTGCGCGAGGTAGGACTCGAACCTACACTCAGACCGTTATGAGCGGCCGGCTTCACCTTTAAGCTACTCGCGCTATACTAGAATCTCTTTGAGTCGATCTGCTGCGTATGAAGCGGAGAATGCTTCAGGCTTCACCTTAGGTGAGAACCCACACAGACCTCTAATGTAACCGGTAGCTTGTTGAATAACGCAAGAAGAACCATGCATCTCATCAGGATTAATGTCGAGATGAACTTCACAGTGACGATCACCGATGACTTCTGCGAGTTCGAGATACATGTCAGCTGCCTTATAGACTTCATTCATCAGTCTATACGCGGGACGATCGTGTCGTTTATCGAAGTCCCGTTCAGTCGTAACATCACCGAAGACCTTGCAGCCACGTGAAGAATCCATGTGTATAACGATAGCAACAGTATAATCAGCATACCAACTATCGTCTTTACCACGATATCTCTCGGAGTCCGCGCCGATGTAGATTGATGTTGTTTCGGAAGTTGCGGCAATGAATTCTTTTACTTCTTCGAGAGAAAACGGTTTCATGATCATCCCTTATTATTATATATGGAGCGGAGAATGGGGTTCGAACCCACGACCACTTGCTTGGCAAGCAAGAGCTCTACCACTGAGCTACCTCCGCATTGGAGTTCCCTTCCGGAATTGAACCGGATTCTCAAGGTTTTGCAGACCTGTGTATTACCATCCTACTCAGGGAACTTGGCGACCTCGAACGGGCTCGAACCGTCGACCTCTAGCGTGACAGGCTAGCGTTCTAACCAACTGAACTACGAGGCCTAATATGGTGCTGGTTGCAAGAATCGAACTCGCGACCTGATGATTACAAATCAACTGCTCTACCTACTGAGCTAAACCAGCGAAACTGTGGGAGCTAACCTTGGCTCCCGTCGGATCTATTTAACGCGATCAACCGCTCAGAATCTCCAAACTATTGTCCAGGTCCTCTGATACTGGTGGAGCTAGACGGGATCGAACCGCCGACATTCTGCTTGCAAAGCAGACGCTCTCCCAACTGAGCTATAGCCCCAAATTCATCCGCGTCTTTTATAGTGGCTAGTTTATCGCAGCCCCACTACTGGTACGCACACCACTAGGCCTAGGAACCAGTGGATAGTAATCCAGCGACTTGGTGCGGGATGAGAGGGTCGAACTCCCGACATCTTCGGTGTAAACGAAGCGCTCTACCACTGAGCTAATCCCGCATATTGGCTCCTTGAGAAGGGCTCGAACCTCCGACCCGGTGATTAACAGTCACCTGCTCTACCTGCTGAGCTATCAAGGAATAACTTTTAGTTGCAGACTCGTTCCTGTCGAATGCCGTATGGTGTACGACGATCGATGATGTAGCACTGAGGACGACGTGGCGGAAGTGGAACATAACGTTCCTGATAAACGACAGGACGTTGCTCGACGTAAACCGGACGAGGCTGAGATACTTCATTAGCCACGACTGCACCAGCTACTGCGCCGACAGCACCTGCTGCAAGAAGTTGTTGCTCACGAGGAGTACAACCTGCAATCGTGATTGCAGCCAAACAGACTAAAACAATTTTATTCATAGTGTTACTCCTTGTTATATTATAATGGCGGAGGATGAAGGAATCGAACCATCAACCTTTCGGTGCGCCGGTTTTCAAGACCAGTTGTTGCCCAGCAACCGCATCCTCCTAATTGGTCGGAGTGGCAGGGTTCGAACCTGCGACCTACTGACTCCAAATCAGCCACGCTACCAGACTGCGCTACACTCCGTATCTTGTTGGTCCTCCCGACTGGTAACGATCCAATGTCTGACGGTTATCAACCGCCTGCTCTACCTTTGAGCTACAGGAGGATGTCTCTTCAAGGATGCACCAGCTATCTAACTTCTGTCACCACCGTCGATTACAGCTGATTATACGGACTGAGAAGGCTACCTCTGCGTTAAATACTCTGCAGACGCTTCGGGCTCTGATGCACCCATGAAGAGACAACTTTCGTTGCCTCATATTCAAATGTCAAACAGCAGTTTATTTAGGGCGGAGAGACCGTCTCTCCGCCCTTTTTTTAGTTTAATTAAACGAGACCAGCGCCTTCGGCACCGAGTGCTGCGTAGCCAGCAGCGATCATCTTACGCGTGGGCTTACCGAGACGATACTTTGAGACACCGTTGCGGTTGTTCAAGTAGATCGCGTAGCCAGCCTTGCGGAGACCCGTGATGGAAGCAGTCGGATTAGCGACGCCATAACGAGCAGAGATCTGCGCGGCAGTGAGTTCCTTGCCCGACTCGAAAGCTTCGATGAGGGCGTCTGTCTTTGTATTATGCATATTCACATACTCCATGTTGTTTTGACTAATACAGCTTTTTCGACTGTAGATAGATTATATCACAGTCTTTTGTGGTTGTAAACCTTTATTATAGAATGTCTACAACTCGGCCGGAATTAAGCTCAACCGCCCGAACTCGAAAGTTAGGATAAGTACTCTGCAACGATTTCATCTCGCTCAAGACACGCTGAGACTCATTCATTGTGATGTGATAGGTTCGCCAGACGCCAGTGACGTCTTGAACCTGAATGGCTACTTGTTCTTTCTCAACCACGGCGCATCCTTGCGATATCTTCGGCGTCTGACTTTGCGAAGACAGGCACCATGTTAGACTTGTGCATAGTAGCGATTCCCAGAAGCTTGCGCTCACCATTGTACACCTTTGGTTCTGCTTTAGAAGTAGATCCGTCACCGAAGCCGGCACTAACGTAGTTAGAACGATCTGTACTCAACGATTCCTGATAGTCACGCTTCCAGTTCTTGTCACCGGTCTTCTTGAGACGGATCTGTTCCGGATGCAGACCTTTCTTCCATAGCCAAGCGTCGTGAGCATCAAGCTGTTTAGGCTTGACACGACGCATCTTGTAGTTAGTCGACGTATAGTACGCCGGCAGCAGATGCATAGTCATTACTTTACTCGCTGCAAGTAGCTGTTGATATAGATGTCGTAACGAGAAGCATGCTCGAGCTTGATAGTCTGAGCGGAGCGACGATGAAGCTCACCACCTTTAGCGTAGAGATGAGCGTGTCGATTGTTCTTACCGAGACGACCACGAATAACCATACGATAACGCTTGACGAACTTGAGGGCACCGTAAACGATAGGCTTCTCGATCTCATTGACTTCTTGAATCTTTTGCTGGAGATTCATAAGCTTGACTTGACGACGATACTTATCGACAACGAAGTCGTTGAGATTGTAGATAGTGGACTTGTAAGCAGATGTACGCATGTCAGCGACCTTTCATAGTGTTGTAGTGGAACAAACCAAAAGCGATAAGCATACCAACAAACAGAACCCAGAAAGGTGCTGTCAGAATCATAATATCAGCTGTTGACACAGTCGATCTCCAGAGGTACTTTTCCAGATTATGATATATTATACCCCATCTAGCTACAAATGTATATAGCATAGTGTGGTACAAATGTAACAAAACCCGTTACAATAGTGTAACAGGCCCTGAAACATATATTTCTATATTGGTTACAATAGCTTATGCAGCTTGCTCGTCTTCTGACTCGTCCTCTAGAACTTCAACGATGAAGTCATGTAGGGCGGCTCTCAGCTTAGCTTTAGCTGGAAGATATCTTTCTTCTTCGATAGACATCTGCTTCTTATAATTGTGGTGTTGCTCTTCTTCCCACATATCATCTCGAGCATCAATCATCTCTTCGAGAGACGCGATGAACTTATCAATGTTCTCTATCTGCCGCTTGAATTTTCTCATCGATGTCCTCCGACAAATCGTCTACGATCAAATATTCTGAATCTGTTAATTCTTGGTATGCTTGTAGAACGTTACGAACTTCGTAGATTCTATTTGCTACTTTTTTGATCGTCTTCCGAGTCGCTTCGTCGTTGTATCCTTCTTCAAGATCAGTCAGAGCGGCGTCGAGATTCATGTCGGCAGAGTAATCTACCTGAAACTTTCTACCGTCTCTATCGATGTGCTGATCACAGGGAGGAAATAAGATGTCTCGAATTTGATCTAACTTCACTTCCGCCACGGACTTATCCGATGGCTTCTTCATACTAAAAAACTTGATCATTATTTTTTCTTTCTACCAATGTTGTACTTAGCTTCAAGCGTCCAGTTAGCTTTCTCCTTGTGAGGAAGAATCTTAACTTGACTCATAGGTGCTTTTGGATCGGAGATCTTCTCCGGTTCAACTACCTTAATGAGACCCCACTCTTCGAGAAGCTGGATGATCGTGTTTCTACGACCCTTGTCTTCTACGGTGAAGTCTGATGGCTTACCATCCAGAGCAAACAACTCTTTAAAGTGGACGATGTAGTACTTGCCCTGCTTGTGCAGGATGTGGCAAGACTGATAGAGTTTCTGGTCTTTGCGAGAGGCAACCCCGATTCTAGTTAGGGTCTCTTTGATCTTGAGAAAGTCTTCTTCTTCTGCGATCCTCACCTCAATTAACGTATCTACTAAATTCATGCTCCACCTTTTTCTTCTTTTTGTCGTATAATATCGATCTGTGCCTCGCTGAGGATCTTTAGAGCCTCTCTCGTACGTTCGTTATTATATTTATAGTGTTGCTGAATTAAGTCAAAGTTAACGTCTTCGGATCGTTTCTCCCGCTTGGCGAATCGTTTCTTCTTTCTGATAGAGAAAAAGAGGTAGTCGTACTGAGGTTTGTTATCGAGATGATGGAGCATATTCATCTCGTTAGCGTATAAGACCGTGTCGGAGTGGAGGGATAACGACGAGTTAGTTCTCCAAGCTGAGTACTTATGCTCGTTGTTATCCGGATCCTGATACTCTTTGGTGTAGTTGATGCTGTTCTCGTAACGCCAGTCGTAAGCCATTACTCAAACTCGCACTTCATCATAACCTCAGTCAAGAACGCAGCTACGTTGATAGTAGGATCAGCGACAAACGCAGCTTGATACTGGTAACGCCCTAGGAGCAACACGAGTTGTGCTACACCCTGAGGTGACATATACTCAGCAGATGTGTCATAGAACTTGCGATAGAGCGTAGTCTGATCGATAGGATTAGTATCAACCCACTTACGCATGCCGGTAAAGTTCTTGTCGCGAAGCAACTCAACGAGACCCTTGTAAGACTCTTCTTCAAAGTTGACAAGGATGCCGCTGTCGATCTTACCAGTCGCGGCGTAGCGCTGAAGCTCATTGAGAACACGACGCCAATCAGGGAAGTGTTTCATGATTACTTCAGCTACTACAGCTTTATCATACTCGACACCCTCGATGCTGAGGATGTTCTCTACACGCTTCAAGAACTGCATAGCCAACTTGGCTTTATCGTTCTTACCGATGTTGAACTCGATTACGGAACAACGACTATGTAGCGGCTCAATGATTCTGTTCTTGAAGTTACAAGTGAGAATGAAGCCACAGTTCCGCGAGAATTCTTCCATGAAGTTTCTGAGTGCGGGCTGTGTAGAGTTGGGGTTAAGGTAGTCTGCCTCATCGAGGATGACATACTTACGTCCACCGACGAGCGAGATCGATGATGCGAACTGTAAGATATCGTTTCTGAGTGTGTCAATATTGCCATTCATAGATCCGTTGATGATGGTGTATTCCGCTCCGACTTCTTCCAACATGGCCATAGCCACTGTAGTCTTGCCAACACCAGCACTACCACTGAGAAGAAGATTTGGAATATTACCATCAGCTACAAACTTTTGAAAAGTAGATTTAAGGTCGGCTGGTAGAATAGTATCGTCGATTTTTTTCGGACGATACTTTTCCACCCACAAAAAATTCTTTTGCATCAATCAACTCCATAATAAAAAAAGAATACGTCAGAACGTGGAGTTGGTTTCAGCTCCCGTGTAGTATTCGATCTGATCACCGACCCAGTAAGCGAGACCCTTCGCTACCGTGACGTCGTAATCACCGGGCAAGAACTTCAAGCTATCGAGTTTAAAGTTGATCTGGAAAGTCTTATCAGTCTCACCGAGTGAGACGTCGTAAGTATCCTTGCTCTTGCCAGTCGAGTCGATAGTCGAGAGAGTCATAGAACCATCACGACCGATAAACGCAACGTCCTGATGCTTGAGAAGAGCAGCAGCACGAAGAACGTCATTCAACATCTCGCCGGTGATCTTTACCTCAGCCAGAGTGTCAGGCATCTTGATCTTGACGTCAGGCTTAGGCGAGATGATAGCTGCCTTGTCGGCGAAAGTATACTTAACTTTCTTTGAGCTATCGTCCTTGATGACAAGGAACTTATCACCGATCTGAAGTTCAGGATCCTTGAAGAGAGACATGACGCCGAGGAGACGTGGAAGCTCATAGATCGCGAACTCAGAGTCAAATGTCTGGTTGATGGTGGCAATCGCCAACACCGAAGATGTTGGCGACTGAGTCTTAAGGATGTTACCCTGCGTGAAGAGCAACGATGGGTTGATCGTTGAGAAGTTCTTCAACACTGAGATGGTACGATTGTCAAGCTTAATGTTCTGCATAATATACTCCATGTTATAGTAGTTTCAAATCAACGCTTAGGCTTGCGATTCTCTTTGCCCTTGCCGAGTGCAGACGGGTCAGCGGTGGCTGCGGCACCGATCGAGGCGATGTCAGCGAGTGACCCACCAAAGATGTAGCTGCCAACGTGTTGCAGACGCATCCACGGGCAGAACCAAGTCTTAATATCGATAGCCTGAGCTTTCTGACAGAACCAATAGTCTTCTGACAGGTAACGCTTAGACACCGGATCAATCTCAGCTTGGAAAGCCATCATGATTTCACGTGAACCATCGAAGTGTTCAGTGCGAACGTGGTCAGGCTTGTACATATACTGAGGATAGGAGTCGATGAACTTCTGCATCGCTGAGCGATGGACCATCATGAAACCGGTACCAATCTCGAGAACTTCACATGGTTCACCGATCGCGATAGACGTTGCACCAGCTTTAGGATTGAAGACGTAGTCACCGACGAAACGTTCGAGGATGTTAGGATCCTGATCAGCTACACCCTTATCGACTGCACGCTTAATCTTTTCCCAAGAGATACACTTCTTAGGATACGGACCGCCAAGGATGTGATACTTTTCTGGTTCCTGACCTTGAAGCGCCATCATAGCGATGATGTCTTGAGGGTTGTAACCGATGTCAGAGTCAATGAACATCAGGTGATCAGCACCTGAACGCATGAACTCGTCGACACAATAGTTACGAGCACGAGTGATCAACGACTCATTAAACAGGAAGTAGAATTGAAGTTGAATGCCATACTGAGTACAGATAGCTGACAAGTCTGCGCATGATTTAGTAAACATACCCGCACACATGCCACCGTACATCGGTGTCGCTACGAACAACTTTTGATTACGCAGTTGCTCGATGTCGATCTTAATTTCCATTACTTAGTCTCCTTATCATGCACATAGAGTGCCAAAATTGTATAGTGAAGAATCTTCAGAAGATCTTGACGATTGCGACCGTCTTTCTTCCCGTATCGAGAAGCGTACTTAATGATGTCGCCGATAGTGAATCCCATGCCGTGACCGGCTGCAGTGATAAGCTCAAAAGCTTGGATGTTATCTGAGCCGACGTAGTGGGAATTGTACGTACTATCTATATATCGTTTTAGTTCGTTGACTAACTGATCTTCATTAAACTTATATTGAATATTTCTATCATCCATGCGCTTCAAAACTCTTTCCATATATTCATCGCACTTCATGCCAAAAACTCCGCTAATGAACCCGTTTTTTCGTTCTTAATCTCGTGGGTCTGGCTATGATTATACTGAAAAATCATATCTTTGTCAACCCACTCACGATTATTATTTAACGCTTCAATCACTTCCGTGGCCATGTCAGCAGCTGTCTGAACTGGTACGTTCTGACAGATGTGATTTGCGTTCTTCCTATTAGCATTTAGAAGCTGGAAGTTCTGAGGCATACCCATGATAGTCATCGCTTCTCGATAGTTGATGTAGCGATCTTCGTCTGGATGTGTAAGCATGGTAGGATAGTGACCGACGAAAGCACCGATGTAATCTTTAGGAACTACTGTTCCACGACGCATCAGGTTACCACCAGCCGCGAGCTTATTGACACGGTACTCACACTTGGGTACTTCTTTATCATACCCGTTCTTAGCCATCCACTCGCCGACACGAGTGTAATCATGACCCTGAAGCTCGATGTAAGAGAGTGAGTCGTTGCCACGAGCGTTCATTGGCTCGACGATCTTACAGAACTCAGAGTGAGTGATGCCACCATGAATCTCTTCGAGGATGTACTTATAGTAGGGATCCCACGTCGATGGTGTCTTGTCGTTGATAGGATCACGTTGTGTGTTACCTGACGCAGACCTGATCGTATCCTCGATCGTCTTACGTTCACGACGATAATAGTTCAAGATCGGAACCTTGTCACCTTTCCAGAAGAAGTAGAAAGAACGTTCACGTACTTGAGGAACACCATGAAAGAGTGAGCGAGTACGATAGACACTCATCGTGTAACCGGCTTTCTTGCCGATCTCAAACAACTCGTTTCTAATGTTCTGCCCGATCTTACCAGCGAATCCCGGTGCGTTCTCACCGTACAGCACTTGAGGCTGAAGTTCTTCAAGGATGTAACGAGTCGTCTTAGGCATCCACTGGTTGTTTGGATTATCGTCACCGAAGCCATGCGACAACTGTGAGAGACCCGCACAGGGACAAGTTGAGTTTACGATATCAACTTTGTGGCTAGGCTTATCACCTTTGTCTAACAGGTAATAAGGAACTTCATTATCATAGTGTGCAACGATATGACTATCGTTCGACATGAATGGTTCATATGAGATGAGATAGTCGGGTCGAGTACCGAAAGCTTGTTCCGCACCGAGAGTCATGCCACCGATCAGGGGCACGATAGAAGCATGTTTATACATTCAATTCATTCCTAATATCACTAAACAATCTATCAAAAGCAACAGACGCATCTTGGTGTGACTTATAAAACTCGAAAGCTTTCTCACGCCAATCTTCTCTCATGCTGTCATCATTATTTATGCGAGTGATCAGGTCCATGCATTCTTGCATGTTACTATCTGACAACCAGATAGTGCCACTATCTTTACATTGACTCAATGGATCGCCATGCTTGATGTGCTTACAAGCGTCACCATACTCCTTACGGAACACAGGGATACAACCGGTTGCAGCAACTTCACAGTGTGTGTATTCGATCGAGTGTTCAATGAATCGAGGATCCATCAACGATAGTTGATATCCGAAGCCAGACTTAGACATACGCTCGAGCAACTCTACGTTCTTAAAGAACGAGAAGACTACCGCTTTATCACCGTAGTGAGACGTGAGATCTTCTTTATCAGGGTTCTTATCTAGCATAGGTGTGAAGTCGAATCTATTCTTAAAGTCGATGTAAGCTGGTGATTTCTCGATTCCTTCGAGTACAGTCAGTGCACCTGAGTTCTTTAAGTAGTTGTTGTGGAAGTCGAACATGAGTCCGAATCCCTTCCAAAAAGTAGTGCGACCTACCCAGCGATGTACCATCTTATCTTGTTGTGAGATGGGTTTCCAATACTTCTGACGCACTTCATCGAAGTACATTCCAGGTTGGAAGTTCATGATCTTACGTGGCTCGGTGTTTTCTACGAATGACATGAATCCAGAAGTGCCATTCATCTTTTGTACTTCGCGGGCGAAGTCACCATCGGGTGAGTGCGCAAAAATAACATCAGCACGTTTCACATACTCTTCCAACCCGTCGTTGCGAACGATTGAAAGCTTGTTGTGATCGTGCTGGATGAGAACAATCTTTGATTTTACTTCGTTGATGATACGAATAAAGTTGATGCCGACCTTAGGATCGTGACCCTTCGAAGCACCATACTTACGAGATGGAAGCGAGTTGACTATAACGAAGTCTGCTTCATTACACTTATTGATGATCGTCTCAATGTTCTCATCAACTGAGAACTTCAGATGCATCAGGTTCTTAAACGAATGAGCATCTTTACGAGACCATGTCTTATCTTTGGAAGCGATGATCGTGTAATCGTGACCATTTCTCTCAAGCCACTTAGTCATCTCAACTGTATACTTAGAGACACCGCATCCCTCGATGCCTCTACCCATAATGATTGTAACTTTCATCTCGACCTCACGTATCTCTTAAGTTCTTTGAGCATCTCCGGCTCATAAGACTTATCGTTAAAGATACGATTTCTTGGAGACGGGTGCGGCAATTTCAAATGCGTTATATTTAGCCTTGACAGAACCGTCGATGAAAAGTTACCTAGGGCTACAATCTTCTGGTTGCCATCGATACACTTAGACAGCGTGTCATAGTCAACGTCACAAAACTTAACTTCACCAAGTTTATGTGAGCAGTTAACAAAAGAGAAGTAGTCCACACCGGCGTGTGTAAACCACTTCTTCAATCTATCAAACGTATGATTCTTACGATCTTTATCTTCAGTGTGATAACCTGAAGGATTCATACCCACTACTAAGACTTTTGTGTGAGACTTTTGATTCTTCAAACATTTGCGCCGTGTCATTAAATGAGTCTTTCCACTTTTCATCGATATCAGCCGGATAACACATGAATACGTTTTTAATACCGACTTGAATCACACCCTTCGCACAATCGGAGCAGACGGGTAAACCATAAACATAGAGAGTAGAATTCTGAAGTGTAGTTCCGGTGAATGAAGCGTTGTAGATACAATTCATTTCAGCGTGAACTACGAGCTTCAACTTAGTCGGTCGATCAGTTAGTCTGTCTTCCGTATCTTTGATACCACGTGGGAAGCCGTTGTATCCTTGAGATAGGATCTGACCCTTATCACCAACTATGACTGCACCAACTTTGGTGCGTGGATCTTTTGACCAAGATCCGATCTCTTTAGCTAAACTAACGTAGCGAAGATCCCACTCAGTGGACATCATTCACCAGATGGAAGTGACGCTCATAGACATGAAGACTACCAGCGTTCCAATAGATGTTACCGGGAGTGATGTCATAACCACCTTCAGTTTCACGAAGATCGTTACACAGCGTGTCAAGAACAGTCTTCTGCCAAGCGTAGTCGTTCTTATAACCAAAGATAACATCGTTTGATCTCATCTGAACGACCGCATGTAGCTTGTTGCAACGGATGAGATACTGAACTGCGTTAGTACACATGAAGTCGTTACGGCCGTTGTTGCGATAGTCGACCCACATCTGAGGACGATTGTAGATCATAGTCGCGCGGCGAGACTCAGGGTTCTTCAAGAGTTCAGTCTTGACGTTCTCGTACTGATGACCGTTGGCTTTCGACCAGATACACCAACCGTAGTTGGAGTTGATCATACCATCAGCGTCAGATACTTGCTTCCAGATAGTCGGCGGACCACCTGGAATATCATTGACGCTTAGTGACTGAGAGTTGTACCAAGCGATCTCGCGAGATACGTAGTCACGATTGACTTCACCAAAGATTGCTTCCTCGTCAGCGATGAACGACGCGCTGGCGATCTCAAGCATCTTGACGCCAGTCTTATCAGTCACATAGACTTTGTTCTCGAGAAGAAACCGGAACTCGTCTCGGATGTCACTTACGCGATTTCTTGTCAGCATCTTTATCTACCTTACGATTAAAAATATCACGGTTAGGATCTTGGCCTTCCATCTGACCACGAATCCAAGACACTGCGAACGAAGCGTAGTTGATGAGATCTTTGTACGTATCTTCGAGTGACTCAAAGTTAGCTTCATTGAAGCGTTCAGACTCAAGGAGAGACTGAGCTCGATACAACTTACCTTGAAGAGTGTCGTGAATAGTATCGACGCCACGACGATAGTGCATGGCTTGAACTACGTTTGAGTTAGGATTTTGATAGTCTTGCGACTTCTTGAGCTGAAGCTCGATACATTCGCGCAAGACTTTTACTGATTCTTTTTCTGTCACTTCACACTCCTAAGCTGTACAGAATTCTCATAGAGAACTAGAGAACGATCTTCTGATATATTACAAAGTTTCAGACACTTTGTCAATGGATAGTTTCTGCACGGAATGCCGGCGTTAGTCTTAACGATATTAAAACTATTCTTATGATCTATAGCGAGATAGAGTTCAGCTGGATCGTTAGCAGTTTCCGGAATTCTGATAAAGAATAGAAGATCTACTACGTCGAGATTCTTCCACATGACTTTAGTCTTGTTGTCACTTATCCAGAATCCGCGAGTCTTTTTGTTCAATCTAAAAGTCTTGACCGCGTACTTCATATGTTCAATGATCCCGTCTTTCTCGGGATCATACTTGTAAACACTTCGGGTCGAGTTAAAGAATTCTTGAACTACGACTTCGCCGATGTCACCGATGATTTCTTGCTCAGTATTAAACATTATCAAAGTGCTTCTTCCAAGTTGAACCTACAGTTCCCAAACCAGTACCAGACAGATACACCTGATACATGATTCGAGATATCTCAGTAGCAGTCGGCGCTTTAGTCAAGTCACGAACGATGCGTTCAGCAGCAGCTGTCTGCTTCACATTAGTTCGAGGCATCTTTTTCGCGAGATCGATAGCTACGTTTCTAGCTTCATTGATAGAAAGCTTATCGAGTGTAGCTAATACGGCTGGATCAAACAGTTCTTTCTTCACAGTCGGACTCCTTGGACTATGATAGTATCTTATCAAAAGAAGATATAACTGTCAACCTTTAAAGTTAATTTCTTTAAGTCTACCTTCATTATTGAAATGTGAAGGTGCTGTCCAGCCTGCAGGCTTCATAAGATCCGGCAAACCTAGAGGATTTGGCCGACCTTCCTTGATACCGACTTCTTTCTTCATGTTAGCTTCTAGAACTTCGTCCCAAGCTTTATAAGCATCTACGTTGAAAGAGTCGAGTGTACCGATAGCTACGACGCAGAGATCGATGAGAGCGTCGACTACGTCGTCAGCGTTATCAGCTTTCTTCAACTCATCGAGTTCTTCTTGCAAGAAATTAGCACGAAACTCAAGAAACTTCTTAAGCTTCTCAGGCTCCATGCTATCCATAACAGGATGAACCTTGTAATGGCTATGCATCGTGAAGATATCTTTTACCCAGTCTCTACTCATTGATCCACTCCGGAGGTTGACGATTAGTCCAACGATGCATTCTCGATTTACCAATCTTATAATAGTTACGATAGTTTGTCAATGGGTCGTCACTGATCTTATACTCGTCAGCCATAGCTGAAGGCATAGGAGTCCAATCCCATTCTTTTAGATTATGTGGAGGTGACTGCAGGTAGTACGACAAGTCACCGTTACACTTATGAACTTTGTTGTAGCGATGCATGTACTCGTTCATGAGAGCGAAGAAGTGCTCGACGAGCCACGAGTAATTCTCGACTGACTGTCGGCACCACACAGCGGACGGATGATTCATGTGTGTAGCTTTGTATATATGATTCTCGCGAACGTCGTTTAAGATCCACTGCTTAGACTTACGATAACGAGGAGGTAGCGAACCATCGACATACTTCTCGACGACTCGCATCTCACCGTCGAGGACTCGATGAGCAGTAGATAGAAGTTGTGCCGACTCGAGAATCATCTTGACGACATGCTTGTCGACTAGAGCTTCGGCAGCTTTGACTGGATCATGATCAACGTAAAAGATATTCACAGTTTATTTCCACTTTTTCATAGCTTTTTCACGATGGAATCGATTTGCACGATCGATAAACTTGACACCATCGAGATAATCTAACTGATGTTGAAAGGCTCGAGCAGACATACCGGTAAAAGTTTCTGTACGTACGTCACCATTAGGTGTGGCGAAACGTACTCGTACATGTTGAGGTCTCTTAATCTTAACAAATAATCCGGGATATGTCAAACAACTTTCTTCAAGGAAGATGGTTTGCTCGCTGTTCTCAACGACCTTGGGGTTGTAGCATACGAAATTCTCAGGAGCAGCCCTAAGAGCGAATACACGATAAGGAACTCCAACTTGATTGGCACTAAGGCCAATACCATTCCAATCATAAGTATGTTTGACCAGCTGCTGCGCAAACTCAATAGGATCGAAAGGAGGATTACTAAAATCAAAATTCTCACAAACTCGAGTAAGAATGGGATCATCATGTTTAACAAGATTCATATCAAACCTTTAGTAGATCAAAGTTAATGATGCAGCGATAGTTGTATGTAGGTTGACTCGAGCAGTGATAGCGAGAGCCATCAAACAAGACTATACGACCTCTCTTAGGTGTCACTCTCATATGTTCTTTTAACTCAGTAGTGTCGTCGCCGTGACGTTGCTCGTAGATGATAGTCTGTCCGTCACTTCCATTCACATAATATACAGCTGCTATGTGAGGTAGCTCGGGAGGTAGATCGACGTGTACACCGTTATGCTCCTTAGTAAACTGAGTGGCTAGTGGTACTTGAAAGAAGATTCTATTATAATACACTTCCCGATATTGTAAACCTTTAATCTTAAACTGGTCTACGATAGGTTGTGAGATCTTATCATAAAGTTCTGAGACGTATCCGTT